GTCCAGTTATGAAAAACCTGGGCTTGTTCGCCAATGATGGCCTCACACTGCGGTACGGCTACACCATGGAACATACTGTGGTGAAGCGTACTTGGTCCTGGCCTACCCTGGAGCGAGCTCCAGGTGGGTTTGAAGGATCGTTTCCTCCCCAAGCCACTTTCAGTCTTACGACTGATCGGAAGCGAAGGTTGGAGCAGTCTCCTTTCGTGCTTGGTCTAACTGGCTCAGATTTCACTCTGCGCCGGGCTGCCATTTTAGGAGCCCTTGGTCTGACCAAGATGGGGTGATCGTGAGATCACTCTGGCCATTCTCTGTGAAGAGAATGTTCCACAACACATCACATCCACATCCGAGGTATGCTGCATCCTGCAGCGCCTCCTCTTCAAAAGGACACTCTGTGTTTTCTGATCCTCAGTCTGTGACTATCTCCGGTAGCGCGAAGTCGCTCGCGCGAACCTCGTCCGTCGAAAACGGCGCGAAGTTCGCAACGAGTGACCGAGTGCACCGGATGTCCGTTGCGCATTCCTACGGGAAGCGTCAGCGGCACACCATTCGTCTCGAGGTGGACTCTGTGACCGCGTCTCCCCTGATCTCAGGGCAGAACGTGCTCAACAGCATGTCCGTGTACCTCGTGGCCGATCTTCCGAACGGCTATGACACTGTGACCGCGAAGGCCGTCATCGACGGTTTCCTCGCCAATCTCAGTGCCTCGACGGGTGCGAACGTCACGAAGCTCGTTGGTGGCGAGAGCTGAGAAGCTCTCTCCCCACCAGCTAGCCTGGGGCCCTCTCATCCAGAGAGGGCCCCCAGTGGATCAGAGACCAGACCGGAAGAGCTACCCCCATAGGAGGACTCTTGAAAAGCCTGGTAGTCCTGTGGAATCAAGTCGCCGCAGAATGCGGCGACTGGCTTTGCATCGACACCATCCGCGACCAACAAACAGTCGCGGCTAGGACGAACACTGAAGGCATCTCGTTTTTGACGATAGCCTTGCCAAACTTTGGGAAAGACTTCGAAAGAGGTCTCTCCCAGGGTGGCGTTGACTCTACCATGTTCGCCGGTTTCCGGCGTTCAGGTGGTCTCCCCCTGTTTCTAGGAGGTTTCCTTAGTCACGTGTTCGACCGACAGTCGGGTATCCTACTCGATGACGTCAACTTCGACGCAATCCTCGCCACGCGCCAGTTAACTGGAATGCTAGCGAAGATCCTGATCCCCTGTTCATCACAGAGGACTAAGGATGCGTATACGAAGTTCATCGAGACCGAGCAAGCTCTGGAAGAGAAACAACGCGAATGGACCCATGATGATTACATGGCGTTTTCTCGCGTTGCTAATCTTCTGTTTGGTAGGGTTCTTTCTAGCGCAGACCATCTGGTCTCCGCCGGCGAGCTAATCCCCAAACACGGGCCTGGCGCCACAGCCGATCGTCTTCTCGGAAACGAGAAGTACGACATGAAGCTGTGGACGTGGCGGCTCGATCAGGTATTTCCGTCTTCGGACTACCTGATCCCCTCCCCTCGTTATCACACGAGGCTGGAGGAGGTTGAGTTTGCTCACCCGGAACACGAGCTACCCGTCAGGGTAACAGATGTTCCTAAGACGTTGAAGACTCCTCGATTGATCGCTATCGAGCCTACCTGCATGCAATTTGCACAGCAGGCAGTCGCCGGTGCGATCACGGAACTCTGCGAGAGCGATGACATCGTTCAGCGGTTCATCACTTTTCGTGTTCAGGAACATAACCAGTTCCTTGCACGGATAGGCTCCCTCGACGGGAGCCTCGCAACGCTCGATTTGAGCGAGGCGAGTGACAGAGTCAGCAATCAGCTCGTCAAGCGTTTTCTGCATGGCTATACACACCTCTCTGAGGCAGTGCAAGCCTGCCGTAGTTTGCGAGCTGACGTACCTGGTCACGGGGTTGTACCCCTAACCAAGTTCGCGTCAATGGGATCGGCCCTCACTTTCCCAATAGAGAGCATGGTGTTTCTCACCCTCTGTTTTCTAGGGATCGAAAAGGGTCTAGGCCGACGAATTACCCTCAAGGATGTCATCAGACACACCGGAAGGGTGAGAGCGTATGGGGATGATCTTATTGTCCCCACCGCAGATGCAGTTGCAGTCTCTGAGACCTTGGTCCATTACGGATTCAAGGTCAATGAGAACAAGTCTTTCTCGAGAGGAAACTTCCGAGAGAGCTGTGGCAAGGAGTATTTCCGAGGCGTTGATGTTTCCATCGTCAAATGCCGTAGGGAGTTCCCCGAGTCCTGCACTGGGCCGACCAAGCCCCGGATGAAAGATTACTCTGCTGAAGAAATTCACAGAATAATCTCGCTCGTTGAATTTCGAAACAACCTCTTCATGAGGGGGTTCCGGTCAACATGCGACTTTCTAGACCTACAGATTCGTACGGTTCTGCCGTACTTTCCTGATGGAAAAGAAGGTTCACCCGGTCTTGTCAGAGTTGTCGAAGGTTCCATCGTGTCTTATGACACGTGGGATCAAGATCTGCACGTAGGGAAAGTCAAAGCCTACGTGCCTCGGTACAAGAAGCGCAAAACGCCTCTTGATGACACCGGAGCTCTGCTCAAGTATTTTCTGAAGCAAGGATTGGAACCCTTTGCTGACAGAGAGCACTTGGATCGCTCAGGACGTCCCGTTTCAGTCAAGC